TGAAGTACAATCCTTTATCGATGTATATATTAGCTCTTGATGCCATGGTGATGAAACCTTTTTAAATTTTTATATATTATTACCTTATTTATAATATCCGGTCCCACAAAATAGAAAAGGACATTATAGAAATGCCCTTATCGTTAACCATTATCTTTTCTAATGTCAAGAGCACGTTTTTTACATAATATAGTTACTTTTTGAGTTCTTCGATCTCGGCTTTAAGTTCTTTAATTGCCTCGACCAATAAACCAACCATATTGCCATAAGCAACTGATTTAAATCCATCTTCGTTAGTACTAACAACCTCTGGTAATAACTCTTCAACTTCTTGAGCAATTACACCCATTGCGTTAGATCCTGAGTCAATCCAATCAAAATTAACTCCGCGTAATTGACCAACTGTATCTAAGGCATTAGGAATTGTTATGATATTATTCTTCTTTCTTTCATCAGATGTTGAATTAAAGTTAGCAGCTGTAATATCACCTGTTGTAGTAATATTGAATGCTTGACCATCTAAGTTAGCACCTAACTGAGGAGTTGTATCTTCAACAATATTACTTAATGATCCACCACCGCCACCACCTGTTGGCCATGTTGTAATAGTTGTGCCGTTTAGAGTAGCCCCACCTGCAATGTTAATATTCTCAACTGTAACCAAATCAGTTGATGCAGTATAGAAGAAGTTAGTTTGGTTACCAGTGTTCGGCAATGAACTATGGTCATAGTTAGGTCCTGTGGTACCGTATAGCGGTCTTGCGCCCGATCCACCTTGAACCATTGTAATAAACATATTAGTTGTTTGTAGGGCTGATGCATTAATATCATCAACCTCAACTTCGTCAGTTGCACCAGCAGTACCTTGAATACCTTGGTTACCAGTTCCAGTTGTACCTTGTGGTCCTGCAACATCACTGTCACCGCCTGTTTGACCTTGAACACCTTGAGGTCCTGTGCCACCAGTTCCGCCAGCTGCTCCCTGAGCCCCTTCGGTACCAGTTCCACCAATCGTACCTTGAGAACCCTGAGGTCCGCCACCGCCTGCACCCTGAGGTCCTTCGTTACCTAATGTTCCTTGATAACCCTGAACACCCTGAATACCTTGAGCACCCGGATCACCTGGCGAGCCTGCATCTCCTGGTCCGCCGTCATCACCTTGAGCACCAACCTCACCTTGAGCACCAACAGAACCGTCACCACCTGCTGGGCCCGTTGTTCCTTGTGGTCCTTCAGGTCCTAAACTACCGTCACCACCTTCTGTACCCTGAGGTCCTACTCCACCTGTATCTCCACTAAATCCTTGAGTACCTTGAGGGCCTTGAATACCAGGATCTCCTGCTTGAGATGTACCTTGAACACCTTGGTCACCTTGAGTTCCTTGTACACCTTGAATACCAGGAGTACCAGGCGTTGCTTCACCTTGAGTACCTTGATCTCCTTGAGTACCTTGAACTCCTTGGACACCAACACCAGCATCTCCAGTAAATCCTTGAGTACCTTGGTCACCTTGAATACCTAAGTCACCTTGAATACCATCTCCACCAGCTCCACCTTGGAATCCTTGGTTACCTTGAACACCCTGTGTACCTTGGTCGCCTTGTAAACCTTGAGGACCAGTTCCGCCAGGACCGTCGTTACCTTGGAATCCTTGAGTTCCTTGAGCACCTTGAGCGCCAGTTCCATCAAATCCTTGAGTACCCTGATCTCCTTGAACACCTTGAGTACCTTGTTGGCCTTGTATACCTACATCGCCGCCTGCGCCTTGTAATCCTTGAACACCTTGAGTACCTTGTGGACCAAATCCATCAGCACCCTGAGAACCAAACCCTTGTAATCCTTGAACACCTTGGTCGCCTTGTAATCCTTGAACACCTTGCTGACCTTCGCCGCCAGGTTGTCCTTCGTCGCCAGATCCACCTTGAACACCTTGGTCACCTTGAATACCTTGAGAACCAGCACCAGAAGGTCCTTGTGCACCTTCGTCTCCATCACTACCGATAATACCTTGAGTACCCTGATCACCTTGTAATCCCTGAATACCTTGGTTACCATCTCCAGCAGCTCCTTGGAATCCTAATTCGCCTTGTTCGCCTTGTGTACCTTGATCACCTTGTGTACCTTGGTTACCTTGAGCTCCACCGAGACCAGAAGTACCTTGGTCACCTTGCGTTCCTTGAACACCTTGAGTACCTTGAGCTCCAGATCCTGTTGTACCTTGATTACCTAAGTCACCTTGAGTACCTTGGTCGCCTTGTAATCCTTGAACACCTTGAGAACCAGTACCACCTATATCACCTGTACGAGCAAACGTAATAGTAACATCTTCATCATTAATAAACGTTCCATTACCGCTTACAAAACCGGCAGATATAATAAAGTAACCAGTAACTTCAGTAAGAGCAGATATTGTAAATATTTGGAATGTTTCTGGAGCGCCTTTCTTTGTAACTCTAAAGTGGCCTTTCACAGGACTTGTAGAATCGTCAATCGTTCTTAAGAATGGTTGAATATCAACAAAGTTATCGTCTCTATCACCAATATACATTGCCGTAGCAGAAGCATAAGTAGCATTATTGAATTTTAATCCACCGATACCAGGAGAGTTATTAACTACATCTGTCTTGAAGGTATAATCAAAAGTAATACCACCAAACGATCCAGCTTCACCTTCATCGCCTTGAATACCTTGAGTTCCTTGAACACCCTGAACGCCTTGACCTATTGCACCTTGATTACCTTGGAATCCTTGTGTACCCTGAGGTCCTTGAATACCTTGTGGTCCTTTAGGAATAAAGGTAATTAATGTTTCAACACCATGAGTACCAGTAACCGTTGTCCAACTTGATGCATTACCGTCAATATAAACAACATCAAAGAAACCGTAGTTCTTTGCACCAGAATCCCACGTCCAATCTGTAATTTCGTATACTAACCAATGATGTCCGCCAGGACCAGGATCTCCACCAGCACCAACCTGAATTTTTAAATATCCTTTAGGTGAACCAGGTAAAGATGCAATCCAATCAAGTAATGCGTCAATTTCTGTTGTGAACTGATCATTAGGAATATCGTCTAATGTAATTAATGTAGCAAGAGTAGGATTGCTGTTATTGAACTTAAAGTTATTTGTACCTGGGTCAGTACCGCCAACAACGTTACTTGAGTAATTCCATACGAATGTTAAACCACCGTATTCGCCTTGCTCGCCTTGTAAACCCTGAAGACCTTGTAATCCTTGCGCACCTTGGTTACCAGTTAAACCGGTTGTTCCTTGAGTACCTTGATCGCCTTGTAATCCTTGGTTGCCTTGAATACCCTGGGTTCCTTGAACACCTTGGACACCCTGAATGGCTTCTCCTTGTAATCCTTGGAATCCCTGAACACCTTGGTCGCCTTGTGTACCTTGAATACCCTGCGTTCCCTGAACACCTTGAGTACCTTGGTCGCCTTGAATACCTTGCGTACCTTGTACACCTTGAATACCACGATCACCGTTTCTTGAGAATGTTAAACGAATATCTATTCCGCTAGCAAATCCTAGTGAACCGTTAATTCTTTCTACATCTAATTCCCAATATCCTGTCTTATCAGTAAAGGAATTGATTTTGAATAATGTCTGATCGTAAATGTCAGCAGCATTGATAGCTCTTACATAACCTTTAGGTGCTCCGACGATTGCTTCCAATTCAGTAGCAATGCCATCCATAACGTTGATTCCACCACCATCAAGATCATCAACCCACATTTTAAGAGGTGTAGTAGAAAAACTAGTATTACTTAATCGAATAATACCTTGTCCAGGATCTGCATCTGTTGTATTATTATCGTAATCGTAATCATATGTAATACCACCAAAGTCACCAATCGAACCTTGAGTACCTTGAACTCCTTGAGTTCCTTGGACACCTTGTAATCCTTGAGTACCTTGGTTACCTTGAATACCCTGAGTACCTTGGCTTCCTTGAGAACCTACTTCACCTTGAGCTCCAGTAAATCCTTGAGTACCTTGATTTCCTTGAGTACCTTGGTTACCTTGAATACCGGTAAATCCTTGAGTACCTTGAACACCCTGTGTACCAACACGACCAAAGGAAAGTATGAACGCGGGATCAGCCGCAGCGTTAGTAAGTACAGCAGACGTATTTGCTAACCATGTAATTTGTAATGTTAACCAACCACTGTTGTCAGTTACATTGTTAATTTCAAAAGTAATAAACTCTTGATTATTAGAAATTCTTGTAATTTGAATGTAGCCTTTCTTTGGCCCTGCTACAGTATCAATGCTATTTAATAATGCAGCTACATCTTTATTTGATTTTGCTTGTTGGTCAATGAACAGTGCAGTTGCGAGAGCAGGGTTAGCATTGTTAATTGCGAACTTACCAGCGGTAGGATCTTGTGCAATTGTTGTTAGATCAATATCAAACTCAAACGATACTCCACCATAAGTTCCTACAAAACCTTGGTTACCTACATCACCTTGAATACCGGTTGTTCCTTGAATGCCTTGGTTGCCTTGTAATCCCTGAGTTCCTTGAATACCTAAGTCACCTTGAATACCGGTCTCGCCTTGAATACCTTGCGTACCTTGAACACCTTGAGTTCCTTGGAAACCTAAATCACCTTGAACGCCTTGGTCGCCCTGTACTCCTTGAACACCTTGATAGCCACGGAAACCTCTTTCCCCTTGAATACCTTCGTTGCCTAATGTTCCTTGAACACCTTGGTCGCCTTGAACGCCTTGTGTACCTTGAACTCCACGGAATGTACCGAGGTTAATCCAAGCAGATCCATCGTATACCCAGATTTCTTCATCTGCGTCATCAACGACAGCATTACCAACAACAGCTGAAGGAAACGCGGTATTTAAAGTAGCTTGTGGGTCTCCACCAGAATCGACATCAGGTACTGAACCAATAATATCAAAACCAGGACCGTAATCACCTTGTAATCCTTGAGTACCTTGGGCACCTGTTGTACCTTGAACACCAGCACCTACTTGAGTAACTGGATTAGACGCAAATACCATAAGAGTAAATGCATCACCACTGTTGGTTGGAGTAATAACAGAACCAGTACCAGATTTAAAGGCTGCAGTAAATCCATTTACGGTTTTTGCAGTTACTTCTACAATTCTTGCTTCGTCGTTGAACTCGCCATCAGAGACAACAGAATAATCAGTATCAGGTTGAGCTGTTGTGAATGTAAAATCCATCGTGCCAGTACCGGCATTCCAGTTTGCACCAGATATCAATGTACCTGTTTGAGTACTTGTACCATCAACTCTTACAAAGGCAAATGGCAAAATCGCAGTTTGCGTTACACCAGAATCAGATAAGAATTCTTTCCATGCGACACCGTCAGAAAAATATACTTTATCGTTTTCAGAATATATTAATGCACCCTCGTAGACAACGGGGTCAAGCGTAATCGGAAATGGCTGCGGTATGCCGTAACCAAGTAATTGATTCTTTCCTGTTATTGTACCAAATCTGGACATGTTTTCTTGTTTCCTTAATTCAATCTATTAATAATATATTTATTCTTAGACAACATCGTCTTCTTCAGATTGACCTTGCGTGAATGATAGTGTTGCATGAATAGCGAGATTGGCCGAAGCTTTAATCTCTAAAGTATCACCACTCTTTAAAAACTGTCCGTTAAGTGGAATTGGTGTTGTTTCATATGCAGTTACCGGCATGTTCCTTAATACATAAAATTCTGCGTTAGCTTCATCTCTATGGAATCTTAAATCAATCATAACCGATGAGTTTGTTGTATTACACAACACAAGTGGTGATATAATTTCACCAACTCCAGGTTCGACTGTTTCAGATCCACCGAAAACTAATTCAGGAACTTTATAGTTAGGTACATCGGCAATCACTTTCCAGTTTGTAGTTACGATTTCATTAATCGCAACCGGTTTTGCGTCTGGAGCTTGGCTCGTTGTAATTGTTGTTACGCTCATTTCTCTTATTCCCTTTTAAATATTTAAACTACCGCTCTCGAGTTCGAAGCACGTCTTGCTAACTTACGAACCGATGAGGTAAATGGTCGGCCTTCAATTCGACCTGTTCTACCGTTAATTCTTAGACCTCTTGCGAAGTACTGGTTATTCAATTCATCAGCACCAGACCAACGAATTCTACCACCACTTTCATTTAGTACCGAAGCGATAGCAGATATAGCTTGACCAAGGTTTCTAAAGTTCAGCGGTAACGCGTTTCTGTTAACACCAGCCGATGCACCGTTGAACTGGTGAGCAATAGATTCAACCAACGATCCGAAGATTAATGTTTGTGGTCTTAATACATTATCTTTCAGACAATCATTAAATAATCCGTTAATCATTGCTGTATGTTCAGCATCAGGTGATATATTGGTTGTGATGTATGTTTTCATCTTATCCCACGCACCTGTAAAGGCATCAAGCAGATCAGTATTGTTTGCACCTTCTAAGGTCCAAGCAGTACCATTCCAATAGTATATATCGCCGGCGTAGAAGTTAGTTGCGTAATCAGTAGCAACAATATAAGCCCAATTTGGTTTCATTCCAGTAATACTACTTAGATCAGCATATGCATTAACCGAACCTTTATATCTCAGTCCTTGCATTGTTGGATTAAAGACTGGGAATACATGAGTTCCATCATAGTTAAAGAACGAAGCAGTATATGTTCTTACCGAGTTCTGTGAACCATTATCACTGTATGTTGGAGCAGGAACGTCTGGGTTAAACTTATCGTAAGCAAAGTCATTGTAAACCGCTGTTAGTAAGTTCCTAGCATCTCTTCGAGTTAAGTTAATATCAATAAAGTTGTAAGCAGAATTAACGTGTCTTACAGTATCTTTTTGTAATTGCTTTCTTCTCTGTTGAATAATTGCTTGAGCATCTGTAAATATAGCATTACTATAAGTGTAATCTGGCTCTTCCTTAACTGGTAAGTACTTAGTGTCATTATACAATTGAGTGCTGTAGAACATGTTGGCTAATTTCTCAACCTTCTTGCTTTCAACTACTGTTGCCAATTCACCGAGTATTACCTGTCCTGGGTATTCACCTAATACAATATCCTTACAAATTCTACCTAACTGACGATATGATTTAGCAGTTGGTATTCTCTGACCTTCAGGCAATCTGTAAACTGAATTCCAGAAGTAGAAATCTGCGTTCCATCTTGAAGCAGAATTACCACCAAAGTTCAAGTCGAAGCTGAATGCATCAAGTAAGTAACTAGTATCTCTGATACATTTTGCCTTACTATAATCAAGTACCTTAAAGCTACTGTTAATAAATTCAGTTACATCAGAAGCAAGTTCTTCAGTATTATCAACAATCTTCTGACCAGCAGTACTCAACTCGGTAGGAATCCAACTTGCGGTTGATACAGGTCTTGGTTGTTCATCTTGATCATCAGCTCTAATTACTTGTTCAATAATTCCTACTAAGTTATGAACCGCAGTACCTTCGCTTGCCGTAGCAGCAGTACCTAATAGATTCTGAGGAGTTAATGTATATGTACTTGCGTTAGTTACAGGAGTTTCCTGAACTACTTGCTCAACTACATCACCAAGTAATTGTAATATATCTGCATATTGATTTTTAGTATCTACTGGAAGTACTGATACTCCATTCTCAAAGTAAATACCTGCAGATTGTAAGGTAGCAAAATTTGTATCATGCTGTATGTCATGTGAGATTGCATCAATTACATATCCGATATCTCTTCTACATTTTGCATCAGGGAAACTGAGTGCATTCCAAGTAGTTGATAGATAAGTAATTACCGCTTCTGATAATATGTCAGATCTTCTTTCTGCAATTTCCTTGGCTGTAACATAATTGTCTCCCATCCAAGTTTGTAATACATCAATTCTTTCAGGTATTGTATTTCTTGTTTCAATATTATCATCAACCGCGTTAGCAACAATTTCAGCAAGCTTTCTTGCAGCAATTGAAGTATCAGGATTGGCACCAACAACTCCAAAGTCTTGAGGAGCAGTTGTTTGATAAGAAGGTATACCATTCCAGTATTCGTATTTCGTTACAATATCACCAGTATAGTATTTTCCTGTTCTTGGATATAGAGTAGTAGTAATATCCTTACCACCTACAACATGTTCAATAATTTTTCCAAGGTGTAAGAATGCATCTCTTGTACCCATTCTTTGTTCAATTTGTAGTCCAATATTTACAGCATTGTTAAAATACATTCCTGCAGTTTGAACTGTTGCTGCGTTACCACCGTATTGAATATCGTGTGATATTGCATCGATGATATAACCTGTATCTCTTCGGCATTTGCTTTCACTATACGGAAGTACTTTAAAGAACTCCGAAAGATAAGCAAGTAGTCCTGTACCAACTGAATCTTTGATTCCTTCAAGTTGAGTATATGCTGTAGAATTAACAGATGTCCATACCGCATTGTTTGGATCAGGGAACACTTGAGCAGGTGCCATTAACATTGAACCTGATGTAATTGCGACTGCGGTAATATCAAATAAGGACTCAACTTCAGCAGCAACCGCAGCCTGAGCCGATCCACCTGCGAAGGATTGTGTTTCAGAGTTACCTGCTGATTTCAATCCAGCAATATCTGTATCTAAAGCAATAAGTTCAGCACAATCACCAAGGTGAGCAAAGGCAGCAGCGGATGGTTCAATCTGTGCTAAAGGTAAACCAACATTAATACCGTTTTCAAAGTAAAGTTTGGTAAAGTTTAGAGTAGCAAAGTTTCCACCGTATTGAGCATCATGTGCAACAGCATCGATTAAGTAACCTGTATCTCTTTCACACTTAGCAACATCGTAACTATGAGACGGACGATTTGCAGCAAGCCATGCTGTAATCTCTGCCTGTAAGAATACTTTGTTATTCTGTAACTGAGATCTTGCATTAATTCTTTCAGTTGAAGGTGAAGTATTTGTATAATCAATTGCGTTAGCAGCTGACCTACCGTTTTGCATAATATCAATAATTTCGTTAAACGATTCTTTAGTTCTTACCTTCAGTGCGCCATCACTAACCGCATCGATTGCTTTATCTCTTGCGAACTCGATACCTTTAATAGTTTCAACTAACTGTTCGTTAATAACTTTGTTAGTACCTGCAGTTTCAATTCTATATGCAACTCCATTCAGTACAGAGTTATGATTACCACCTGTTAGAATATCAACCTTAACAGCATCAATTAATAGACCAACATCTCTCTTACATTTGTCACCGTCAAAGACGTAGTAACGATCTTGGAGATATCCTTGGACTTCTTCGATAATGAAGTCTCTGTTTCTTTGTAATTGCTTTCTTGCCAATGTTCTGTTAGGATCAAACGAAGCCTTAACCAATGTTGGCATTTCTGCTGCTTCAATATTTGTCTTATCAATTAGATTAGCAATTGCGTATATCAATTGAGAAGATTCGCCTGACTTAGCAGCACTTGCCACGTTACCAGCTGTAATATGATATGGGCCTGTACCAATTGCGTCTGCATCAGCAGATACAAACGTATGTGGTTGTTGTCCTGAACCACCTGTACCAACATTCATTGTGATTGTTGTAGCAGTGACAGAAGTAATCGTTACAGCCTTGTTATAATAAGGATGATGTTTCTGTGGTGAAGTATGGTTAGCAACGCCTGAACCCATATCACAACTAAACACAATTCCTTCTGGCTTTAAGTATATCTTGTTGCCAACGTCAAGTGTATGAGATCCGATATCAGCAGTAAACACACCAGTCGCAGGAATGTAACTTGCAGTTGATACACCGAACGTTGTACCTACTGTAGTTTGCTGTACACCAGCAGTAATAGGACCAACCATACTACCAAGTCTATTGAAGGCAAGTTTAGTTGGTTTACGCTGTTCGTAAGGCAATACATTAATTGCTTCTCTTAAACCTGAAACGTTAGCAGTATCTTCGTAATTAGATAACGTTTTCATTTGACCTTTTACTTCAAGAGGTAAAACGTTAGTTGAACGTTGCTGTTCGTAATCAGCAGATGCACTATCGAATCGTCTGAAGTAATAATCAAATACTTCTAATAGATTTTCGTTTCCGCCGTATTCAATATCACGAGATAAAGCATCAACCATGATACCAACATCTCTTTCACAAACTTCCTTAGCATAAGGTAATCCGTTATGTTCATCTCTTAAGTAATCAATTACCGCTAATGATAGATTTTCTGTTTGTCCATCAATTGCAGCATGAGCTCCAATCATAGCAGGTTCAACAGCAGGCTCAATATAATCAGGAAGGTACTTAAGTGAATCATCACTAATGCATTGAGTTACAATGTTAACTCTATCTCTTGCCAAGTTAGCAACTTCAATACTGTAGTCTGTTCCTGATACGTCTTGAACAGTAACATTACCAGTACTTGGAGTAATTGTATTATCACGTACGATATTCCAAATAACGTCAGCAATATGTTCCCATGTTTTGTATGTAGGTTCCTTTTGATCTGCAGACAATACTGAGTTTGCATTTTCAAAATATAACCTTGCGAAATTAACAGAACAAGTATTACCACCAAACTTAACATCTTGTATTAATCCATCAACCAAGTAACCTGTATCTCTTTCACAATCGGCAACTGTATAATTCAGAGCAGGATAGTTAACAGCAATAAACGCGGTTGTTTCAGCAATAATAAACGCTCTATTTAGAACCAGGATATTACCTGCATCATTATGGTTATTACTTAATGCAGCAGTTGAACCCCATTGTTTTGTACCAATGTTTGCTGGACCATTCTGCATAATATCAATGATCTTATCAAAATGTTGATTCGTTCTTGTTAGTGCAGTACCAGTAACATTAGGATCTGCCGCAACCTTACCTTTAAGGAAATTGATTGCCGCAACTGTTTCTACCAACTGATCGTTAATAACTTTGTTAGCGCCTACAGAACCGGTTCTATATCCTAGACCCATGAACTGCGAGTTCCAAGTAGAGTTTGTTGCCATATCACGTCTTACGGCATCAAGAATAAATCCTGAATCTCTGGAACATTTTTCACCATTGAATACAAAGTATTGAGTATCAAGATATTGAGAAATATCTTTTGCCAAGAACTCTTTGTTCTGTTGTAATTGTTCTCTTGCGTATTGACCTTGTGAATTGTAAGTAACCTTAGTAACAGCGTCCTTAATTACACTTACGAATGTATGAGTTCCACCTGAAGTTGCACCAAGGTTAACAGTTACATCGTTACCACTAACAGCAGTAATTGCCATCGGCGTCATGTAATTTACATCGCCTTTTCTTGGGTATGAATGTTCTGTTGCATCACCATCTTGTGAACAGGTAAACGTGAAACTGTATGGAGCAAACTCAATATAATCTTCTGTAGTTAAACCATGGCCTGCTTTTAATGTAATAACTGATAAACCAGTACTTGGTACAAACGTAGCAGTTGTTGGAGTAAAGTGCTTAACATGGGAAGCGGGATCTGTAAAGTATAATCCATCTGTATCAATTGCCCCAACGTCAGCTCTAACAAAGGTATGGGTCCCACCGGTACCTATTCCAATGTTCATTGTAATTGTATCACTAGTTACTGCAGTAAGTCTTACAGGGGTCTTATATGCAGGATGGTGTATTGCTGGTGCAGCATGTTCTGTAACACCACCATCTAAAGTACAAGTAAAGATAACTGAATTTGGTTTGATAACAACTGTATCACCAGCAACTAAATTGTGTTTTCCGATACTTGCCACAAACACGCCAGTAACTGGATCGTAAGTTGCATTGTATGGAGTATATGTTGAAATATACTTAGCAGATTTAACACTGTCACTTAAGGCAGATACAAAAGTATGAACCGATGTATCAGTGCTTAATCCTGCATTAATTGTAAACGATGTAGAAGTAACTGCTGCAACCACAACTGGTTTCTTATATGCAGGATGTTGTCTTTCACCTTTGATTGCACCAGTGACAGCAGATACAAAAGTATGAACTCCGCCACCGTTAGCAACCGCACCGACTTGACATCCAATTACATTTCCGTTTACAGAAGTAATCTTAATTTTCTTCTTGTAAGTATTTGTATGATGCGGCTCAGGAATAGCATGATTTGTTAAATTGCCATCGAGAGCACAACTAAATGTAACACCTCGAGTTGCGATTTCAATTTCATCACCAATCTTTAATTTATGAACTCCGATATCTGCTGTAAACTCGCCTGTAGCAGGATCGTAAGTAGCAGCCGTTGGAGTAAAGTTTGTAATTGTAGTAGTTGGGTAACTATGTTGCGTTGCGTTAGCATCAGTTGCACAAGTAAATGTTAAACTGTTAGGAGCAAGTAATACTTCAGTACCAACTTGTAAATCGTGAGCACCAACTGTTATTTCTACTAAACCAGAAACAGGATCGTATGTTGCGTTGGAAGGAGAATATGTTTTGTTCGCAGAACTCAATATACCCTTAATTTTATCAATTGCTTGGTCTGATCTGTGTGTTGAAGCAGCATCCGATAAACCAACCGATATTACTTCTGTAATTGAATTAGTTAAAGCAGATACAAAGGTATGTGGATATTGTCCTGTTCCACCTGTACCAACATCCATTATAATAGTTGTAGAAGTAACTGCCTCAATCGGACAAGGATGATTAAAGTAAGGATGATGAGAAGCAGGAACGGCGTCGTTTTGAACTCCGCTTCCTGTATCACAACTAAATGTAATACCACCATTTGAGAATCTTATATAATCTCCAGGCTGTAAACTATGTTGACCAATCGTTGCTTCAAATTTTCCTGTAGCAGGATCGTAGGTTGCATTTGTTGGAGTAAAGCTTGCCGCGGCAGGAGCAGGTGATATTGCATTAGCAACAGCCGATACGAAGGTATGTGGATATTGTCCTGTTCCGCCTGTACCAACATTCATCGTAATTGTAGTAGAAGATACGGCTGTGATAGGACATGGTGCGTCATGGTATGGATGATGCGATTCAGGAACAGCATGGTTAGTAACTCCACTACCTGTATCACAACTAAACGTAATACCTTGACTCGCAAAGTTGACATAATCACCAATTTCCATTGGATGAGTACCAACAGTGGCAACCATAATTCCAGTAGCAGGATTGTATGTAGCATCTGTTACTGTTAACTGAGCAGCAGGAGTAATACTTCCCAAATCTGTTTTCAGTTTTTCCATTGCACCGAGTGTTTGTGGCAATTGATTATTAATTACGTTATCAGCAAGAGTAGTACCTGAACGATAAGCAATACCTGTTTGGATTGCGTTATAATTTGAACCAGTTAGAATATCTCTTTCAACTGCAGGTAAGATATATTCCTCAGTATCACGACGACACTTTTTAGAATCGTATCTGTAATATGTAGTCTCAATATATCCATCAATCATATCTTGAATGAATTCTTTGTTTCTTTGTAATTGCTTTCTTGCATTTCTATTAGCAGCAGGAATACCAACATCATCACTCCAAACAATATCATCTCCTAGAGTAGATACGGCGTTAGGTAAAGCGACTACGAAGTTATGCTTATCGACAATTGCCGACTTACCAACATTAATTGTGATTCGATTAGGTGTTGCACCAATTACTTCAAGTGGAGTACCTGCGGCAGGATCACCAGCTCGAGGATATCCAGTTCTTGTTTGATTATTATCTCTATCACAAGTAAATACTAAACCACCAGTTTTAAGTAATACGTATCGGCCTGCAGATAAACCATGTCCTGCTATAATTGCTTGTGGTGTTGCAGAAACAAATGTATGAGCAACCTGTCCTGTTCCACCTGTACCAACATTCATACGAATAGTTGTTGAACTTACTCCGATGATAGGACAAGGTTTGTTATAGTATGGGTGATGAGCTTCAGGAACCGCATGATTCGTTGCTCCACTTCCCATATTACAACTGAAGGTAATACTTTCTGGTTTGAACCAAACGGTATCACCTGTCTTGAGTGTATGTGAACCTACAGACGCTTCCATGATTCCTGTAGCAGGATCGTAGGTTGCGTTTGATACCGTAAGTCCGGTTTGTGGCTGAAGTGTGATAACTGATAAACCAGAAACTGGATCATAAGTAGCAGCCGTAGGTGTAAATTGTTTTCCTTTATTTTCAAGGATTTCTAAAATATTATCGTAAGCATCGTCAAGACGATCTGAAGCAACAAATGAATCTCCGTCAATCAATTTGTTAGTCTGATCTTTTAATCTCTTATAAGCAGAAACTGTTTCGTTGTTCTGATTTTCCATAACAGTTTTTGCGGCTGCCATGTAATATGCACGACCTGCAGTAACAGAGTTATAGTTTGTGTCGAACATCATGTCGTTCTTAACAGCAGGTAGAATATAATCAGATACATCTCTACGACAAGCTTTGCTATCGTAAGCATAGAACTCATCGTTATTCTCTATCCAATCAATAAGACCATCTGAAATTACTTTTTTGTTGTCTTGTAGAAGTTGTCTGGCTGAGGTATAAGGAACAGAAGTATCCTTCCATATAATCGGGTTGATGTTCTCTTCGCCGTTGACCAGGACATTCAGAAGTTCACTAAAGGATGTTTCAATACGTTCGTTGATTTCAACATTACCAGTTGCGAATACTCGCTTTGTTTGATCTCTTAAGTATTCAAGCGCACCTTTTGTTTCTTCAAGCTGTTCGCCTGGGACAACATAACTGATTGGTGATCTATAAGTAATACCGCCAAGTCTTCCCCAATAGTTCGTATCGAGTGCAATGTCATATCCTGTACCGTCAAGTACAATTCCTGAATCTCTTAAACATTTTTCTGAATCGTATTCTTGATAGCCTAATCCGCCATTTACGGAATTAGCTGTTAAGTATTCAGCTACGTCATTAATAATATCATCTGCGGCGTAATCAATTGATTCTGCAAACGCAGTATTACCAATAATAGATACGGCCGTTGATTTTGGAGCAAAGAATTTAGTTGTTCCTTTTGCTCGCATTGAGATATCACCGAACTGAGTACCACTGTTGTTCAGCGTCATTTGTCCACCGTTCAGTGCATAGAACGCACAACGAACAAAGATTGACAAAGAACCAATACCGTTAACACCAGCACCGTCTCTAGCAACATATCCTAAACCGTTTTGAGTACGAGGTGTAAAACCAAAACAAAGTACGTAGGTATATAATGAATCGGTATCAAGTACTCTTCTATCTGCAAGTACACAACCACCACCACGACCAACCGCTCTGTTAGGGAAATCGTCGATTCCGATAGAAGCAATTGTTGCTGTACCACCAGATTCTGAAGTTATTGTATCTCCAACTTTAAATCCTTCACCGTTCTTAAGGTTACGAACTCGAATTGTACTTAACGCGTTTACATCACCAGGTACTACCCCTTTCTTTGCATCTAATGCATCATCCCAAGATAAGTAACCAACAGCACCAGATGAGAATACCACTTCATCATCAATTTTCCATAATGATAAAGTTGGACTTGAAACATTACCTGTAACTCCTGATAGTACAAATGTTTGACCAAGGTCAGCAAGAGTACCTTTTGAGTTATAAGGATTAAGAGGTGGTTCAACATCTTGTCTTAAGAAGTTAGATAACTGAGTACTATCTCTTAAGTAAGGTGAACGTAATAGTTTGGCGCCAGGTCGATAGGCAATTGCGAATCCACCTTCTGGGAAGTCAAAGTTATCAACTTTAAAATTCTGATAACCAAATCCTTGAACGTAACCACCAGAACCAACTAAGATTCCGTTATTGTTTTCGTAGCCAGGAAGTAGTTCGATAACTGTAGCATACTGACCTGCAGTTGAAGTACAAGAACAGTCATCAGGCAACATCAAGTTACCTTTTGTATAATATGTTCCTGGTCCTACAGAGATATGTACCGCATTATTAATTGCGTTACGATTTAACTCGCCGCCTGCTTTTTCTAAACAAAGTTCAAATGCTCTTTCCAGTGTTCTTACTGGTTGCATCATTGTACCTGGGTTATCATCGTCACCAGAACCGGCATCTACATTAACTTTGAGTGCTTGTGCTGTTTTCTTTGATACTTCAGAGAATAGTTGTCCGAAGTTAATTTGTTCTGTATCGCCTGTCTTTTCGTTACGAATTGCGAAGTAACTTTCATCATCGATTGGAGCCTCAAACTCTTTGCTGAGATTCATATCGAAGTCGACAAGTTGAGATTTATCAACTACGCCTGTAAAGGTCGATCCTGATATTGTTCCATTATCGAACGATGATCCGTTTGCACTCAATCCTTCAGCAGTTGAACTACCAATTGACATGTTAGTGGCAACGACATTATTCATCGTACCAGTGTATGTACTGCCACTTATGATACTGTCTGTAATAGTTGAATCATCAATCGTTGAATTGGTTAAGACAACGTTATTGCCCGTACCGTCATTAAACTGAGAACTTGTTATGACAACATTATTTGCTGTGCTATCTGCTATTGTACCGTCAGTGTAAGATGAGTTAATAATTGTTGCATTATCAATATCACCATCTGTATAAGTGGCGTTGACTATGTCTGTATTATCCATCGTACCATCAACAATATCACTTGTTGTAATAGTACCGTCGGTAAAAGTAGATACCGTTATGGCAACATTGTTTGCGGTAGAATTTATAATTGATGAGTTATCAATAGTAGAATTGGTCAGGACAACATTATTGCCTGTACCTTCATTGAACTCTGAACTTGTTATGACAACGTTATTAGCAACACTATCGAATAATCTTGAAGACGTAATCGTTACGTTATTGGCAACACTATCATTTAGTGCTGAACTCGTAATAACAAAATTATTTGCATTACCATCAAGTAGATCTGTATTGGTAAAGACATTATTATTACCAGTACCTTCTGAGAAATCAGAGAATGTAATTGTTACGTTATTTGCTGTGCCGTTAAATATTTCACCGTCTGTAAACGTTGATGCAGAAATAGCAATATTATTGGCGACCGAGTTGGTCATTACCGTATCGTCGATTGTACCACGGACAAAGTTAGTATCTTCGATTTCAGAATTATCTATATCAACGTTATCTAAACGCGAATCAGACATTCTCACACCAGAGATGGTTCCTCCAGTGATCGTTATTCTAGAGAAGACTTCATATTGAATTGCTTCAACTAATTCTGCTCTAGTAATATTACTTGTGCCGTCGTCACCTTGGACTAGATTAACAATAACGAACAGGTCTTCTGTTCTAGTATTGGCACCTGTAATCGGAGGTAGTTCTGAAATTTTTGCCATCTTTAGTCTTTTCCTTGTGGTATTACCTTATTATTTATAAGACCAATACATCAATTACTCTTTGTTTATAAGCTTGTTTTCTAAAACATTTACCTTTTCACTCAAATCTTTTATTGCATTTATCAGCAACGGCACCAATTGTTGGTATCTTACTGCTTTGTAAGTACCATCTTCCATTTCAATATCATAAACTACTTCAGGAACTAACTCTTCAATCTCCTGAGCAATAACACCAGGATGTGTATCCTGAGGTCTGTTTTTATAGTTAAAGGTATATGTCTTTATTTGTTCTATCGTTTCCAATCCTTTATCGAGAGGAACAATATTTTCTTTTAATCTTTCGTCTGAGAAGGATCCGTTTGTTGTTACGTCACCAACAAATACTGCACTTCCTGTGTCTCCATCAATTTGGGCTTTAATAGTTGATCCGCCCGAGAAGAATGTTGTTGTGTTCTCGCTAACGTCATGATGATAAGTTTTATTACCACCGTTAGAAACATAATTATATGAATCACCAAAAGTATAGATTGCACTATACACATTCATGTTTGATGCAAAATCAACTAACTGTGTGTTAGTACCACCGACGTATCTAGCAATTCTTAAATAACCTTGACCACCTGAAGCTCTGCCTTCTATATAGCCATAGTTATTAGCGTCAACATAACCGCCTGTTCCAATAAACTTATTACCTTTATAAGTATCTAGTTCACCGTCTCCATCAAATGATATAACGCCTGTGGCAGAAAGGTTAATACCGTCTCCACCAGAAAACGCAGCTCTTGCTCTTGCGGTTGTATGATAAAGATTTGTTGAACCTTCTGATACATCGTCAGTGCTTAAACCTGCTCCGCCTGCACCAATTGTTAAACTGCCAACTGTTAATGAACCAATTACAACTGCATCAGGAACTGTTAATGTGCCTGCTGTTGATAATGAAAACTTATTAGGAGTAACACCTGTATTAATAATAAAGTTACCAGGACTTGAATTTTCTAATCCTACGTCCCAAGATAAAGTACCGTTGCTGTATCGTGTTTGTGCACCAGCACTATTTAAGAAAGTTGTTGTTAATTGAGCAGCACCTGTAACTTGAAAAGCACCGTTAACATTAACCGGAGAACCACCTGTGACTGCTTCAATTGTATTAGTACTTATCTTTGTAGAACCAATTACATTAGCTGCCGTAAAGTTTCCAGTAATTGTTGCACTACCTGTGGTTGTACTACCAGCAGGCGCTGCCGTCACCACATTAGAAGCTAATAAGTCAACTATATCGTTTGTCTTGTTAAACCAATTTTGGAAGGTTTGCGAAGTTGTTATATTACCTAGATCCTGAGCCATTTATTTTTCTTCCAGTTTTTCTATTCTTTGGTAAATATCAAGAATACTCTTTTTAATATCCACTAAGTCATTTTGTATTCGGTCTACTTTGCGATAATAGTTCCGTTCTATTTTATATTTATTGAGAGCGGCAGCATCAGTACTAAGAATTGCGCCATTTGTCTTATCTCTATTAATATTCATTGTGATTCCTATAATTCCTATGTCAACGCTAGACCGCGGTAATCTTTTAATGTCGGTGCGTTATGTATGTTTGGAGATAGTAAATCAATACGAATTTGGAATCTCTTGAATCCTTCAAACACGCCGCTTTGCGATGTATAAGTTAGAGGTCCGCTTTCAACAGCACCAGTTTTATTTGCATCTTTAATTTTATATTTAAATTCTCTATAATCACGTAGGTTTGATATTGTAGAATAAGATCCTACTCCTTCAAACTTTTCTAATTCAGTCCATGATAATCTATCGAAATCATCGAAGTCATATTGATTCTGAGCTTTAATATAAACTTTAATATCTGTTCCTGCTGGACGATATGCAGAAAGGATTAAGTTGAAATCTTCAGCATCAAGATCTTCTGCCAACTCAATTTTCTTACTGATATATTTTGCAGTTGTATCAGCGACATTTGTAATCTTATATTGATAAGCAATAAGTTTAGATGCTTCAATATCAAGGAACGGAGTAGATGTTACGTTACTTCCATTAGTCATTGTTATATCTATTGTGAATGCTTTTGTTCCAGTTGGATCGTTTGATTTACTATAAAGAATAACACCTTTCTCTGCAAAGTGGTTGTTATCATTAAACTGCATTGGCTTCAAGTAAGTAGATGATGTATCAGAAGGAGGTACAAAAGTTCCTGCCAACGTAGTTCTTGACGTTGAATCGTTTGCCTTCATAATCATAGGTTGGATATAACTTAAATTGATATCGTTAATAGCAGAAACATTTGCTGTTGAAGTACTATCAAGACCAACTATATTTGCACCTACGTTAAATTGTTTTGAGGCAGTTGCAGAAGAATGCGCAATATGGCATTCGTAAGGATTTCTTTGAACATCATATAGATCCAATTCACCAGCAACGACAGGCATATGAGTACCTGCTCCGCCTTCGTTTGGTGGAGTTTCCAATATAGCCGTAGTACCATTTGTGATTGAAGCAATCTTATGTATTTGTATTTTAGTAGAAGAAGTATTTACAATTCTTATATAATCACCTGCAGCATAAACAGTATCAAGATTTTGTCCACCTGTTATTGTTTTAGAACCTGCGGCAGTAGTAATACCTGTATTGCCAGGAGTAGATAATAATTGATAAACTAATTCGCCTGGTGTAAACCTTCCTGTGATATTACTTAATGACAAGAATTCGTGATTTGCGTTTGTTAATTTAACAGTACCCGTTGAAGAATTAAAGTTATGTCTCTTTATAGTAAATTTAATATCTTCGTCTTGGTATGATTTCCAAGCAGAGTTATTTGTTGAAGTAAATAGAACACCATCACCCCAATCCTGAGTAATAGCAGAACCTTTTGTTGCTCCCGGTGTTAAATCAATTCCACCAACTTTAGAAGTATAAATTAAGTAATTAGGATCTGACGCATCAGGTTGTACTACAATTGCATATTCCTTTTCAACATCTAAACGTACAGGTGCCTCAAAAGAAAACGTAGTTTTCAGCGAAGAATCTTCAGAAGTATTTACATTAGCAGGTAGTTTATGAACATTTGCGAATGGCAAGATTCTGTTTGTAGGATAACCATTTACTACTTCACGTATTTGTAAAGATACTCCGTTTAATGGAGATGTATCATCACCACCAGAACCTGTCTGAGTTGGTTTACGACGGAAGTATACATCAACATCAGATAAGTAAACTGAATTAGAGCCTGCACCCATGCCTTTCTTAACAAAGAATGTTTGCGCAAGTGGATCTCTTCCTCGAATACGTCGAGCAACGTTTCTTGTTGTTACTGTTGTATTTACATCAAAGTTTGGAGATCTTGTTGAAGTTGTTAAACTTGTTTTCTCAACGCTGAAGTTATATGCTCGATATGTAACAAATCCTTTACTTGTTGAAGCAGAGGAAATATTGTCATATACACTTACATCGGCAATTTCTAATACTCTATCACCTACATAGAATGTTTCGGCAGGTAAATGGAACACTGCTCTTAATACACCGTTTGCATCTGTTAGGACTGAAGCTCCTTTATCGCCATACCTACCAACTTCTCCAACTGTATCAGCTGTAATTGATCCTGGCATTACATGAGTATCAACGTTCACTCCATCAAAGAAAAAGTAATGTCTTTGATTAGGTCGTAATCCTGACATATAAACTTTGATATCTCTCGATGCCATATAAGGTTGGAATCTAAAGTCAGAAACAAATTCACCAACGAACGCTTCTGTTGTTCTTGAACTATCAATGTTAATTTCGCTTGATCTTGTTGTGATAGTTGTTACTTCAGTTCCTGCACCTCGACGACCGGCACGACCTGGGTCACCTTGAAAATTTCTAAGTGAAGATGTATCAGTCATAGGTAAGAATGCTTGAATCTCATCAACGAATTCTTGGAAAGGAGTAGTTAAATCAATATCAATAGAAGCAGGATTAACTGTTGTATCGTAAGCAGCATCGTAAGGTGGAGATATAACTCCATCACCTACATACTTATAAAAGTTACTTACACAATTTCTAAAGTTACTTGCATAAGGTTGATTGATTATCTCGACATTAGAATCTCTGCCAACTGTTGCTGCTTTAGCATCAGAAGTAGATGGGAATATCGAAGAACCTGTTGCTGAATCATATACCAAATCTAATGGGAATGTTTTCAACGAAGGAGTTAAAATTTTCTGATTAAATGGTATCGCAGCATTAAACTGTGGATGATTGATTTCTGATAACTGTAAATTGTTAAAAGGATCTACAATAAAACCATTCTTAAATCTATTTAAACCGTTCTCATCTCGTACAACTAAATTATCTGTTTCAGATTCTAATTGATTTAATGAAATATAGTATGCCATGTTATCAATCTTCTTTTCAAGATCGTGCATATCTTTCATTGTGTAATTCTTAATACCTGTTGCTCTTGGCTTAATTCCATAACCAGGTTTACGAAGAATATCAGCTTGTTTCTTAGACAGCGCAGGGTAAGTTGGAACTTCCACGTTTGCGATTGCCAGTTGATCTGTTGTAAGCTTTGGTGGTACAGGATTTTTCTGTTCTTCACCTTTAATGATAACAATCTCACCATAAGAGTCACAAGCAATTGTATCAATTCTTGATAGGTAATGTTCTATACTTGTTTGTAATGATTGTTGTGCAGCAGGAACCAACGCAGCTCCTTTATCACTGAACGATAAAGTATTGAATCCAACTTGTGTTGAAATTGTTGGAGCATTACCTGAATTTGCCAAATAATTTGCAGATGTATCTTTATTCACGTGTGGTCTGAAATCAAAGCAATCTCTTAAGTTATATACTTGTCCTGACTCTGATACGTAAGAAGGAATATCAAACTTGCTTAAAGTATTCGGATAGCTGTTAACTGTAAAGAAGTATTTACCAGTTGAAACGTTTACTTCGAAGCACTGAAGATTAACCGTCATAACACCACTTGGCTCAGGACGACCTTCGATATATTCTACGTAAGATAGATCGTAATAAGTATCTTTCTGATTCTCTTTTAATCTAAAGCTGCTTGTAAAATCTTCTCCTGATGCATTTGTAATACTTACAATTTTAAATACATCTGGGAAACCTAAACTGTATTGTGTTTTAACGTTTGAGTAACTAAACTTAACATAAGTATCACGTAATGTTTTAGCATAAGGTGAGATACCATTCGATGAACCAATCTGTCTTTTATTATAAAATACTTCTACTGAACCACTCAAACTGCTATCACAAATAATATTAAGTTGTGAATTATTTAAAGCAGTAGTAGTGCTTGTAACAGGATATGTTGTTCCTGCCAAGTTAACTCGAATATCGTCGTTAAGACAATTAAAATCTTCACCTGGTCCTGCAGTTAATGTAATTGTACCGGTTGTTGCCGTTCCTGTATTTTGAGCTCTACAAGGAACAAGAGTATTTGATGTTGCGAATGTTCCATTAATACCAGAATCAAAGATTAACGCCTTTCTTCCTGTTTCTTTAATAACAGGTGAACCGATAGAATTTGTTCTTACGGGTACATCACCACTACCATCTGATAATTTGGTAATGTCTTTAATAGCTTGAGCACCACTATATGCAGCAGAGTGAATATAGATTCTTTTGTCTGTTATATTTTGTACTGAGACTGCACCTACCGAAGCACTTGATGATGTTTGGGCATCTGCCGTAGCAAGAATACCTAAATTCAAATAACCTTGCGAAGCGCTTGAAGTATCAATTTCAAAATAGTTTCCATATTCCATTGAAACGTTTTGATTATTAACTGTTTCGGTTTGTCCTATTTGATCTATTTGGAATGAACGTTCACCAGAATTTTCTATTCTATAACCTTTCACATATGCTGTACCAGGTCCGACGACACATTGTACTTCACTATTGGCAGCACCAGTAGGAATACGATCATCAGTAGTTACTGGGAATGTTTCTAAAATGTAATTACCAGATTCTTCGTATGTACGTCGAGCCATCTCTTCGCCCAATACATTGTATTGAGAAACGTCTCTTACAGTAATTGCATTACCATTTTGATAACGAGCCAATGTAAAGAAGTCTGAATTCTGAGTACCAGCAGAAGTTTCTAATACTGTTAATGTAGGAATAAGTTTTAATCTGTCAGCTCCTGGAGCATTTTCATTCTTAGAACCGTTTGCATTATCGTATAAGCTGTTATCTTGTAGACTATTAATTAAGCTTTCTGATACTAAATAACCAACTGATTTATTATCGGCAACATTACTATATTTTTCAACAACCAATCTTTGTTCTGCTGTAAATATAAAATGGCCTTTTTGAAATACAATACCAGGAGCAGCTTCGATACCGAATGCTCTACCAACATGTGGATTTCCTGCTGAAGGCGCGCCATACACCGCAAGGCCTGTGCTGATAACAATATCAACTGATAATGTTTCGGCAGTTGTTCCTCTTAAGTATTTGAATCTCGTTACAACTAACGCTTCACCAGCTTGGAATTGAGTTTGACCTGCATTACCAATGTTAGTGTAGTTAATAAAGAAAGTATTTAGATTTGGTGGTCTTGTTTGAAAACCTTTAGCGGCTTGAACAATTTCTGCTTTAAGACCAGATGATTGTCCCTTTACTTGATAGACATAGTCAAGCTCTACTTCTTGACCTAGTAATGTTTCAACTGCAGATGTGCTGATATATGACTCTGCGTTAAATCCTGTAGGGCCGTCATTTAGTTTTACATATTGAAGATCATCAAGTTCTGTAAAGTTACATCCCTTTACAATTGAGCCTTCTTTGAATACGTTATCTCCAAATGATTCTACCTGATTTTGAAGTATGCTCTGAAGTTGTGTAAGTTCTCTTGCCTGTATCGCGTATCCAGGCTTGAACATAACTCGATAGAACTGCTTCTCGGCATCATAGTCATCGAAGTATGGTGCTTGGTTTAAGTTTTTATTAATAGGCATCTTTACTTACGTTCCTTAAAATTCCAGTACAAATTTAAATTCTTCTCTTGAGAGGTCGGTTCTTGCTAATGGGAAGAAGTCCTCCATGAAGTACACTTCGCCTGTTCTCTGTTTATAATCCGAATAGATAACATTATCTGCTATAGGATTATTTATTGTTATTCTCTGACCAGTATTTGAGGTAATTGCCAGATTTGGATTAAATGATGTATCTCCATTACCAACCAAGGCATTATTTCTATATGGTCCTACGTATTCTGCTAAAAATACTGTATTTGAAGTTGCATCAATCTCGTGTACTTGAGCACTAAACACAACATCATTATTTACATTAACTTGAGTGATTGTACTATTTGCATTTAATCTTGCGTAATCATCTGTTTTAATCGCAAGTCTATTATCAAAGATATCAGGTTCAGTTGCGGTATTTGCTTGTCCGCTTCTCCATGTTGCTACACCTGACATATCTTTAAATGTTGGGCTTCTTACAATACCAATAGCTCCGTAAGTATTCTTATCTCCGATCTTTGTATTGTCTTCTGCTGTAATGAATGCATACATTGAAAAATGTTTACATCTAAATTCATCTAATAAATTATAAGCATGTCCACCTTTCGGTTCAATAATAGGTTGGATAGTTGCTCTTACATCTGCTGATTCAGTAGCTCCTGGATTAAAATCAATGAGAGGATCTACAACAGACGCAATTGCGTTATTATATCCTGTGCCTTTATTTAAAAGAATGATTTTATTAATACCACCGTTATCAATTTCAGGTATTGCTATTGCTCCATCTCCATCACCGCTTATTTTAACACGTGGGAAGATTTTAATATTTGCGTTAACAGTTGCTGTTGATACCATGAAGTCAGTTAAACCTTTCCATGTACCACCTGATGTATACGCCCCGAAGGCAGCACCATTAAGATCTGTTGTTAATAATGCATCTGTTTTTAATTGAAAAGTATCTGCGTCCACAACGTTTACAAAAAAGGTAGTTGCGGCAAGTGTTGTTGAATCTGCTTCATTTACATTTAATTGCGTCATGCCAACAACGTCTCTAAACGTAATTGGTTGACCATTTACTAAGTTATGAGATGCCGATGTAATTACGACAGGCGATGCTTGGGTTGCATTCGTTATGCTACCGCGTCTTGGATTTATTAATTCTTCACCAATAGTAATTTCCGCTAGACCGCTTCCTTGAATCAGTTTATAAGCTTTGATTTCAAATAGATTCGTAACACTTGAACTTGGGTTTGTTGCGTAAAAGAATTGACCTGTATAGTAATTTTCTGTTGCTTGCCAATCTTGCTCTCTTGGATCAATAACTATTTTAACATTACCGTGAGAATTAGGCCCAGCAGTTCGTCCTGGTGTAATTTCTTTTATAAGTCCGTTCTTTTCTTCGTATCCATTATTAACAATAGAATTAGTAACTTGAATCTCAGATATGCCACCGCCGTAAACCCCAGCTGGGTTAGTATTTGCAGTAGGATCAATTGGTATATAACCTAAAGCATTATAAGCCTCAAATTGTAATGTAGTAAGACGATACATATACTTCCAAACATAGCCGTCGGCAGTTTGGTATATTTGATTTACATTAGCAGCATCAAAAGTAGGTGGTGCTTGTGAACCAACTCCTTCGTTATTATTAAGGCATTTATAAACTCTGTAATCATCAGTGTCGTTATCGTTAGGACCGACTACGGCATAAAAGTTTAAACCATCAAGATCTGTTTTATCATCGTATTCAGAATATACAATACTTCGTTGCCAAGGGTAATACTTTATCATAAAGTTAATATCTTGATTACGTACCTTTTTGCCAAATAATGTTTTTTCTAAAAATTCGTTTTGCGAAGTAGCAGAATCAACAGGTGTAATTCCACCTATGCTAGAAACAAACATATAATAGTCGTCATTAACCTTTGCGTCAGCAATGAATAACTTATTAACGTCTTGATTAAAGTTGTTTGTTAGAATTTCAGGCATTGTTATTTAATTCTCTATATTTTAGTTTATTTATATCCATTGGACTAACCTCTCTTTCTTATTCTTGGCCTTGGATACGCTAGTCCACTCGTAGGTCTTGCTTTTGCATTTACTTTTGGAAAACTCATTCCAGTTTCAGGTCTTTGGTTAATCCATCTTAATATTCTATTCGGTGAACCTTGTAGACTATTGAAATCAGTACTACTATCAGTTCCTGTATCATACATTACATCTTTGGTTGCGTTTGCTTCTATCCAAGCATTGGCTTCAGCTTGAGTTATATTAGGATTACTTTCTGCAAGTAATGCAAGTACACCACAAACTTGCGGACTTGCCATGCTTGTTCCGCTAATCTTACCAAGATAATACGAACCATTTCTAGAATCGGTAACACCACCATAACTATTTGTTAAAAATGAACTCATTATATTGTCACCGGCTGCATGAACATCAACTGCGTTACCACAAGTTGAGCTAACTCTTTTACGGTCATCTCTATAAACATCTACTGCACCAACATTTAAAGTAGGTTCATTCAATCCAAGCGAACCAGGTCTATTACTCGGTATGATAGCTGCATATGTATTTGATCCTTGCCTCAGGTACAAGTAATTTTGATAATCTTGATCACCAAGTTTAACATTTTTCTGAGCGTTGTTTCCTGATGCTGTTACTATAATAATACCATCGGCTATTGCGTCGGTGATATCTGCATTGATTGAGTTTGAAGCATAAGCGATATACCAGTTGCCATCAGATGGTACATTTATACCTCTTGCTTCTAATTCAGAATCATTTAAATCAATACCTTGGTCACCGTACTTATCGTAGGTTACTCCTCTGTATCTAACTATGCCGACTCCATTATAAGATCCGTTTGTAATGTAACTATCTCTAGTGACACCGCCGCCATAACTGTTATTAGTTATTGTAGGATTTCTTCTACCAGTTTCTGCGTTGATTGGTTTTGTGTTATGCCATTCACGAATGTAATCCCATAACGTGGAAGGAGTAAGAGGTGAACCACCTGTAACTTGGTTTACAGCACCGGCATAATAAAACTCTATACTATAAATATTTGCATCTCTAGCCCAGCCAAGAGTATTTCCTGCTACAGTCCCACCGACATGAACACCATGATTAGTATCGTTCTCGACTCCTGTTGTACCATAATCATAAGTACCGTTTGAACCAAGACCTAATTGGTTTGTTAGAGAGAACCAATTAAATGCCTGTACTCTGCTTCCACCTGTTCCATCAGCGTTGACGGCGAACTCTGGGTGGGCTTGAGCAGTTGTTGTAATTGATCCATCAACAATTACTACATCAACATTTTTTCCTGAAGCAGTTATATTAACAGTGGCAGATGTTTCTTTTGTACTGCCACTTAATGCAGTATCTCCCCACGTACCACTTTCTGCGTTGGTTCCAATAGTATGTCGTAATATTCCCCAATTTTTGTCTCCTACCGAGACTCCATCGTTACTTCTTTTCCATGTACCAGATTCAGAATACCCATTAGTTTTCCATTCTACAAGATCAAGAAATGCTTTTGATTCTATACCCAATACTCGAGAATCTTTATTTAATTCTATAACTTCATCTGGAGTTAACATATAATGAGTATTACGACTAATCGCTCTTCTTAAATGTAAGTCAACTGCTCTATCAGGAATATAAAGATCGCCACCCAATGTTTCCATATCGTTATAGAAATCATCTAGGTCTTCTTTATTATGAAGAGTGACAATATATTCTTCCATTTTAAATTAAGCCTCTAATTGTAGAATTTGTAGGGCAACTGTGATCACGGCATTTCCACCGCTTTTATTTCTTACTGTAACTGGAATGTTTGTAGTTGGTGTGCTTTCTAAATTATAACCAATTGCTCCAGGAGATAGTCTTACTGTTTGAGCACCTGTTGTAATTACTTCGGCAATCACACCTGCATCTGGTGCAGGGTCTGTGCTTTCAGTTCTTGAACTATCAGCTGTTCGGGCTGCACCGTCTGTATAGAGTGTTACCCAAGCTGCAGCTGATGTTGTAATTGTATATAAAGCGTATCCTTTAAATCCAGTAATGTCAAGGTTAGCGGCCACACCGTTAGCAATTGAAGATGTTGCTTGTGATGGAGAAATACGACTTGGTAAACTACCGCCACCACTTGCAGACGGATCAGCAATTATAATATCACCAATCATTCCTGCGTGGGCAGTACATATATACTTATATGTTCCACTTATAGATCCTGGTACTTTCCAATATAATGTACCACTTGTTTTACCTTGAGCACTTGAACCAGTTGTTCTTGCTCCGTTCTCAGCAATATGAATAAGACCTGTACCGTATGCAGTACTTGCGTCTGAACGAATTTCAAACGGATGAGAAGCAGTAACACCTGTTAAATCAAACGCAATTGTTTCGCCTGCATTAACATATAACGTTGGGTTATCAGTTGTCCCATGAATATCAGAACGATATGAAGATGAACCATTAGGTGTCATTACATGAACTGATGTAGCAGGAACCGCAATATCATGTACATCTAAATCAGCAAGAGCAATTTCAGTTAATGCAGCAAAGGTTGAAGAACCACCACCCCCACCTGTTGCATCTGCAACCCAAGCAAAGTCAGAACCTGTCCAACTTAAGATTTGATCTGCTGATGCTAAACTTGTATTTAAATGAGCACTAACATCAGAATCAGCATAACTGCCGCCACCGCTAATCGTAATTGTTTTAGTTGCGCCTGTTCCTGTCGCTACAACACCTGAACCTACAAAGTTAATAGTTGTAGCCGCTGTTGATAATGCTGAACCTTCGTCTTGTATAGTAATAGCAGTACCACCGCTACCTGTTGCATCTGCAACCCAAGCAAAGTCAGAACCTGTCCAACTTAATATTTCATTGGAAGATGCACTACTTGTATTAAGGTGAGCACTAACATCGGAATCAGCATAACCACCCCCACCGCCTCCGCTTATTGTTGTAAATGTAAATGCGCCTGAACCGTCTGTCGTTAATACTTGACCGTTAGTTCCATCTGAACCAACATCTGTTAAATTAAGTAAACTTGTTACACCTGCGCTTGGCAATGCAGTC